AGCATTGGATGGCGGGAGCTATACAGGCGTTGGTACAGAGCTAAAGTTCTATATTCGTTATGGTGATAGCTTCTACGATGTAACTCCAGTGAGAAGAACTACTTCAGCCACTAATAGTGCAGATTACTCTGGTAGAAACAATTTGATATACGAGGGTGCCACGCCACCAACCACAAAAATCATATTTGCTATACGAAACGATGCTGATACAGGCCACATAACTCCTGCGCCGTTTCTAGCGGGGGAGAACGTAACCTTTTCTCAACGAGCCACCTATACTGCTTTGGGTAGCTATAGTGGGTCTACCCTTTTCTCAACTCAAACAATTACTTCGGTCTCCGGCTCGTCATTGACCATAGACCCGTGGAGGGATAGCAACGGCGACCCGGTTACAAACACAGGAACACCCGGCCCTTCTGCCATCTTTATAAGTGTCGTAGGTGCTGGTGACGCCTATCAATTCTCTTGCGTGGACGGCAGCTCAACTATTACAGTCTCCGGAACTGGCGAAGGGGCGGTGCTTAATGATTTTGTGACCTTTTCAGATACAGTATCCCTACCATCCAGCAATATCACCGCAGCAATTTTGGATCAAGAGTATCAAATAACATCATTAACAGTTGATAGCCAAGGGGCGACTAACGGATTCACTTTTGAGGCAAGAGACCCTAATACCAACGACCCTGTTATAGCTAACCTTACAGTAACAAGCGGAGGAACTGATAGTAGTACGGAGGCACAATTTCAAATAAATGTAGGGCTAAACACATTCTTACAAGGAACGGGCTGGGGCGCTGGCGTTTGGAGTGGTAACTTCGGCTGGGGTGGAGACAGTCAAACTGATGCGGTTAATCAGTTGCGAGTATGGACGGCTGATAACTTCGGTGAGAACCTGATCGCTTGTGCTCGCGGCTTAGGCATTTATCGGTGGAAAAAGACAGACGGGTTCTTCTCTGGAGGAAAACCAGTAAGGATGACTGCTTTAGTTGATTTGGCTGGTGCAAGTAAAGTTCCGACAGTGGCGCTCGCAGTAACAGTATCAGAAGTTGATAGACACTTAATTGTGTTAGGTGCAGACCCTTTAGATTCTTCGGGCGATAGAACTGGCGTAATTGACCCAATGCTTGTGGCATTTTCTGACTCAGAAAATGAGCTGGAGTTTGAGTCTCTTTCGACAAATAGTGCTGGTGACGTTAGATTAAGCTCTGGCTCAAGAATTATTGGCTCGATTAAGAACCGTCAGGAAACAGTTATATTTACCGATACAGCGGTTTACTCAATGCAGTTTATTGGCCCGCCTTTAACTTTCGCTATAAACTTAATTAATGAGGGTTCCGGCCTAATAGGGCCAAAGGCTAGCGTTAATGCCGAAGGTGGTGTTTTCTTTGCATCAAAAACTGGGTTTCACCGATACAGTGGTTCAGTTCAATCCGTGCCTTGCAGCGTACAAGAATATATATTCTCAGACTTAGACTTTTCTCAAGCCTACAAGTGCTTTATGGGATCAAATTCTGAGTTTAATGAGATTTGGTTCTACTATCCGAGCATGGCAGATAATACTGGCGAAGTTAGCCGTTACGCAATTTACAACTATATAGAGCAAACTTGGTCTATTGGTTCGCTGGTGCGCTATGCTTGGCAGGATGCTGGGGTAGATAACTTGCCTTTAGCAACAATTACCACCGGCACAGATTCAGGACGATTATATCAGCACGAAGACGGCTTTGATGACGACGAATCCCCTATGGCCGGGATATTTATTCAGAGTGCCGACATAGATATATCTCAAGGCAACAACTTTATGTTCGTGCGGTCTATGATTCCAGATGTGGAGTTTAAAAAAGACCCTAACCAAATACCTTCTCCAACCCTTAGTTTAGAGATAAAGACTCGAAAGTATCCGAATGCCGACCTAGAAGGTGGCACGCCTATAGTTGTGAATAACGACAGCGGTGGAACCTTTGATGGCGTTTATAGCACAAGGGTCAGAAGCAGACAGGTGGCGTTATATGTTTATTCGCCTTCTGATGGCGGAGAACTCGATATGGGTTTTCAGTGGAGACTTGGCACAACCAGAATTGACGTAACGCCGTCCGGGAGTAGGTAATGAGCGTACTACTTCCAACAAACTTACCTCTTGCTATAAATAGCGTAGTAAGCCCTGAGACCTATAACCAGCTTGTTCGCGTTTTAGAGCTTAACTTAGGTCAAGTGGACGTTGCGGTTAGCCCGCATTTTAGTACCCCGCAAAGGGATAAATTGCAGTTTGCAACGGGGGCTATTATATTTAATACTACCGTGTCAAAGCATCAAGGATTTAACGGAACGGCTTGGGCAGACTTATACTAGCCGTATATTTAAAAAATTAACAGTTACAACTTAAATTACTCTTAACTGGTGAAGATATGAACAACCCTAATTATAACCAAGCTATTGCAGAGCTAGCGCTTATGGCTGAAGGCGGAGCAGTTGATGAAAACTCCGCTATGATGGCGCAGCTAGAGCAAATGCAGAGCGAAGTTCCGCCAGAGGTTATGCAGCAAATGGGGTCGCCAGAAGTGGCGAAAGAATTAGAGCAGGTTCAAAAGTTTGCCGGTGGTAAGGAAGAGGCGGAAAATGCCAATCAGTTAGAGGCTCAAATTGTTAATCTGATAGAGCGACAGATAGCTGGCGACACTAATTTCTCTCCCGATGAGCAAAAGTTATTAGAGGCTATTAACGCCGAAATTGATAGTGGCGATATAGACTTGTCAGAATTAGTCCCAGATGACGAAGATGAAGATGAAGATGAAGATGAAGATGTTCGCATGGAGGACTTATCTAAAGCGGATATTTTGGAATTACAAGAAGCAGCAGTAGGTCTTGCATCGTTAGGCCGCATGAATGACGACAGAATAGCCCACGTTGCTACAGGCGAAGTGGTTCTACCGATTGAAATGATGGAAGACCCAGAGTTTGCACAAGCAATGATTTCTCGCTTTGAAGCCATGGGGATCGACCCCAGAGCGCGAGTAGTTGGTTCTGGCATTGCTTCATTAAATGATATTTCTGGCTTGGAAGAATTTGGCCTTTTGAAGAAAGTTTCTAAGTCAGTTAAGAAGCGCGTTAAGAAAGTAGCTAAAAGTGCGAAAAAGCACGTTAAAAAGGTTGCCAGAACTGTTAAAAAGGTTGCCAAGAAAGTTATCAAGCCTATTGCTCAAGTGGCCCAGTTTATTCCCGGCCCATGGCAGCCTTTCGCGGCCTTAGCCTCAAAAGCATGGACAGTTTATGACGTAGCCAAAGGCAACGTCAGCCCGCTTGCCCTTTTATCGGTAGCAGGCCCGTTAGCAGCAGGCGGGTCAGCAGGTTCTAACTTATCAGCTATAAGCAAAGCTGGCGGAGGAGCAGGCGGTATCGGCGGATTAGTTAAAGGAATTGGTGCAGGACTAAAAGGCACTGGGTCGGTATTAAAGTCAGGAATTGGAAAGCTAGCGACTAATCCTAGTGGCGCTCTAAGTAGTTTTGGTGACGTACTAAAATCTGCCAATTATAGTGGACAGGCGAAAGTCCCAACAGGGGCTATTCCAACCACAGGTTCTTTTTCTTCAGGGCCAAGCTCTAGCAACTTTTTCTCTAACGCCCCCACTGGGCAGATGAGTGGCAACATTATTAACCAAAGCGCAAATACTCTTTCTGCGCAGCCAAGTTGGATGCAAAGCATTGGCAGTAAGATTTCTGGCAGCCCAGTCGGTTCTTTATATAACCAAGGTAATGACTTGTATAGCGGGATAAACAACATAACTAGCTTGAGCAGTCGAGCAGGCGGCAACCAGCTTGGCGGTGATTTCTTAGGTGATATGCTTGGTGGTGGAATGGACTATCTTGGCATAGACACTAGCAGTACCATGGGTAACTTTTTGGGCAATCAAGTCGGCAATGCCGCCTCTAACGCTACGGGCTTAAATATTAATCCTACAAGCAGCGGCTCAGGTGGAGCTAGCTTCCGCAATCCATTGGCGTCTAAATTCTTCCCGCAAGGAACCCCAGACTGGATAAAAGGTATTGGCGATATAGCGGGTTTAGGAGGTGGTGATGGCCCTAAAAATCCACTAGCTGCTACATTCTTCCCACAAGGAACCCCAGACTGGATTAAAGGTGTGGGTGATATGGTTGGATTAGGCGGTGGTGATGGCCCTAAAAATCCACTAGCTGCTCAATTCTTCCCACAAGGAACCCCAGACTGGATTAAAGGTCTTGGTGACTCAGTAGGTTTAGGTGGCAGCGAAGATTTTGCTAACACTTGGATGGGTGGTCAACAGGGTGGACAGCAAGGATACCCACAACAGGGTTATCCGCAGCAAGGATACCCACAACAGGGTTATCCGCAGCAAGGCGGTGGCGGTAATCCATTTGGTATGAGCACCGGCATGGCCGCTGGTATACCTGCTTTATTGCTGGCTAAGTTTGCATACGATGAAGCCAAAAAGGATCAAGGTGTACAGCAGACTCCGGGAACCAGCATGAATGCGGCGGGACGATACAATATTGAAGCAGAAGTAAATAGAAGAATGGGCCAGCAGGCTCCAGACCCAACCGAGTTTGGATTGCTACCAGCCCAATCATTGCCTCAAATTATGGGCGGCGCACCAATGGCCTCACCCATGCAGTCAACCATGGTTCCTACTCAGCAGTACGGAATGGGCGGTGGTTATGGCGGCTATAATGGTGGTTATGGTGGCGGTTATGACAGCGGTTATGGTGGCGGTTATGGCGGTGGTTATGGCGGTGGTGGCCCAATGTATTATGCCGATGGTGGCGATGTTGCAATGGAAGAGCCAGAGTTCTTACCTATGGATGACCAGTATGCAGAGTTCCCAGAAATGGACGGA